ATGAAATCAATACGCCTAATCGTATAGCCGGCTTTATGGCACAATGTGCTCACGAGTCATTAGACTTTACTCGATTAGAAGAGAATTTAAACTATAGCGAAAAAGCACTTAATTCAGTATTTGGTCGCTATTTTGGTAAAGGAAAACGAAATGCTAAAGATTATGCACGCAACCCTGAAAAGATTGCGAACTATGTCTATCAAGATGAATTCAGATCTAAACGTGGCGCTCTTGGCAACACCACAGATGGGGATGGGTGGAGATTTAGGGGCCGCGGCATTAAGCAGCTTACAGGCCGGAATAATTATACAGCATTTGCAAAATCAGTCGGAATGTCAGCAGAAGACTCAGCAGAATACGTAGCAACTCCTAAAGGTGCTATGGAATCTGCATGTTGGTTCTGGAAAACAAATAGACTAGAACGCTTCGCAGATAAAGATGACAATCTAGGATTAACAAAAGCTATTAATGGTGGTACCATTGGTTTAGAAGATCGAGATCGCCGTTATAAAGAAGCAAAAGCTATTCTAGGTGGCAAGGACATTCCAAAAACCGCAGCTAAATCAAGCGGTTCAAGAACACTTCGCAAAGGTATGAAAGGTGATGATGTTGCAGCAATGCAAAAAGCACTTGGTATCGGCGCTGATGGTGACTTTGGATTTGGCACACAAGTTGCTGTCAAAAAGTGGCAAAAGGTTAATGGTTTAGTAGCAGACGGTATAGTTGGATCTGCTACTCAAGCAAAGATGTTTGGCTAATAAATAGAATACAAACCGTATTTAAATATTAAAGGAGATTAATATGTCTTTAGATAAGATCGTAGCACACGCAATGGCAGGTCGTCCATTGGAAATGAAAGAATCTTTTGCAGAAGAACTTGAATCACGCATTCAATTAGCACTCGAGCAAAAGTACATCGACATGGTAGAAGCAAAAGCCAAGGAAGATGACGACGAAGATGAAGATGACAAAGATGAAGACGAAGTCGAAGTCGAAGATGATGAAGACGAAGATGACGACGAAGATGAAGATGATGATAAGCCTGCCTTTTTGAAGAAAGGTAAGTAAGACGACCTAGTCGTTTTAAATTATTATGCCCTCATTTGTATATGTCGGAATGCTGATTTTAGCTCTGGGTGGTGCTGGTGCTTGGTACTATAACACCACTCAGAATAAAATTGAAACGTTGACTAGCTATAACGCTACGTTGACCGCTAATGTTGACCGCTTAGAAGAAGTTAATAAGAAGAACATTGTTACGATAGAGCGAATGCAAGCTGATTTTGAACGCTCAAGAGAACAACAGAAAAAACTTCAAGCTGACTTTGCTAATATTCGTCAACAAAACAATCAACTTAAGTCTAGATTAGGTAAGCATGATATAGGTGCATTAGCCGCGGCTAAACCTGCCTTAGTAGAAAGAGTTGTAAACGCAGCAACTAAAAAAGTAAATCGATGTTTTGAATTACTTTCTGATGCACCATTGACTGAAAAAGAAAGGAGCGCTAAAAATGGCAAAGCCTTTAATAGTGAATGTCCTTGGATTTATGATGATCTTATCGCTAGCGGCGTGCTCGTCAACTCCAGTGGCTCCACCAGCGAAGATAATAACTGAGACTGAATACGTAACACCTTCAGCTCCTATTGTACCTCTCCCCGATCCGTTGACTCTGAAAGAAATAGAGTTTGTGATCGTCACACCCGAAAACGTAGACGAAATATTTAAAAACTTAAAAGAAGACAAAGTTCTTTTTGCTGTTACTGCGAAAGGATATGAAAATCTGTCTTTAAATCTTTCTGATGTTCGTGCCTATATAATGCAACAAAAAAGCATCATTATATTGTATGAGAGTGTGTGGGAAGAATAAATAAGAATATGAAAGTAACTATAGTATGGGCCCTGTGATTATCATGGGGCTTTTCTATTTTCAAACAGGGACAAGAGCCAATGGCTGATCAAGACGTAAACCTTAAAACTGATGTAGCACTTATTAAGAAAGACATCAAGCAGATCGAGAGATTCTTTGCTAAGTTTGATTTAGCACTGGCCTCAATGACCGAAATCGCTCAAAAAGTAGCGGTGCAAGGTGAAATCCTGAAGAACACTGAAGAAAAGATAGATACGTTAGAACAGCGCATGGTAGATCATAAAGAAGAAGATATACGAAGAAACCAAGAACTAAATCGCAAGCTAGAAGAGCATCGTGCTTCAGCTTATCGTGATCATGATAAAGTTGCTAAAGAATCAGCCGCTAATCGTAAAGAGCGCAATGAAGAAATTCTGTCTCAACTTAACGCTACTCAAAAAATAGTAGAAAATAGGTTGACAAAGTTCGATGAACGTGTTAAATTATTAGAACAATGGAAATGGTATATCGGTGGTGTTGGCGCTGCAATAGTTATCGTCGTTGGCAATAGCCACTGGGGAAGCATAATTGGTGGTTGACATCCTGTTGGTTTAGTGTATAATAGATATAAGTACTGAAACAATTATGTTTACTTTATAGCATTTGTATGTTATAATAGTTACATAGTCGCAACCTTATAGGTAATATATAATGGCAGAATTTATTGATATTCAATATGCACAGATGCTTTCTGGTCGCCTTGAACACTTTAAGATCAAACACACTAATCCTTATAAGATCAACTTTCGTTGTCCTATCTGTGGGGATTCTCAAAAATCTCGTTCTAAGGCGCGCGGATGGCTATTAGAACGAGATAACAAATTCTCATATTACTGTCATAATTGCGGCGCAAGCCAAGGTTTCAACTTCTTCCTTAAGACTGTTGATCCCTTATTATATAATGACTATATTGCAGAAAAGTTTGTTTCAAATACATCTATTCGAGATACCAAAGAAGCAAAGCCTGAGCAATTCAAGACTAAAGCTCCTGTATTTGCAGTAGATCCACTTAAAAAGCTTAAGAAAGTCAGTCAGCTTAATCACGATCATCCTATAAAGAAATACATTGTATCTCGGCAGATTCCCCCTGCCCATCACTACCGCATGTATTATGCTCGTCACTTCATGACTTGGATTAATGAAATCCTACCCAACAAATTTGATCCTGCAAAAATAGGCAAAGATGAACCAAGACTAGTAATTCCCTTCTTAGATGAAAACGGTAAAGTCTTTGGTGTTTCTGCGCGTGGATTTAATCCTAAAGGAATCAGATATATAACTATAATGTTTGAAGAAAGACCTAAGATATTCGGCTTAGATAAAGTTAATCTCGAACATCCTTATTATATAGTTGAAGGTGCTCTCGATAGTATGTTCCTTGAAAATGCTATCTCTATGAACGGCGCTGAAGGCAATAGTAACTCCGCAAATGAAAATGCTATATACGTATTCGATGCTGAGCCACGCAATAAAGAAATCCATAAGCGCATGGAAAAAGTAATTAAGAATGGCTTTAAAATATGTATCTGGCCTGATACTGTTCCAGGCAAAGATATTAATGATATGCATCTTGCCGGTTTGAATGTAGAGAAGTTAATTGAAGATCACACCTTTAAAGGTTTACAAGCAGAATTAAAACTGCAATCATGGAGAAAAACTTGATTAGAGCAATATTAGCCCACGATTCACAATGGGGTGTTGGTAAAGACGGTGATCTACCGTGGCCAAAAAACAGTGAAGACATGAAATGGTTTAAGCAATGCACAACTGGTAATACAGTTATTATGGGTCGTAAAACTTGGGATAGCTTACCAAAGAAACCTTTGCCTAACAGATTAAACGCTGTAGTAACCAGTCGAGATCTAGAATCTAACGAGTGTATTATTGCCGATATGGAAGGTATGCTAAAGCTTGTACCATTTATGAAAAACTCTGAGACATACTTTAAAGATATCTGGGTTATAGGTGGACCACAACTAGTTAAGACTATGATACCTTATATTGATGAAATGTGGCTAAACAATGTTGGTGGCGATTATGAATGTGATACTTTCTTAGATCAGACAGTAATAACAGAATTATTTGCTCCATTTGATGTAGAAGAAAAAACACATAGTACAATTACAAAATGGAGAAAGAATGATGTATGATTACCACGGTCTTTTGCAAGACATCATGGACACTGGCGAAGATGTCGATGACCGTACTGGAACTGGTACGCGTTCACTATTTGGTTATCAAATGCGATTTCGACTTCAAGAAGGATTTCCAGCAGTTACTACAAAGAGGCTTGCGTGGAAATCAGTAGTTGCGGAACTTCTGTGGTTCCTCGAAGGAAGTACTGATGAGCGTCGACTTGCAGAACTTACCTACGGAAAAGATCGTGAGCTTATCCAAGATAAGACTACAATTTGGACTGCTAATGCTGATAAGCAAGGTGTAGACTTAGGCTACGTTAATAACTCATTACAAAAAGAACTTGGTCCTGTATATGGCGCACAATGGCGTAGCTTTGATGGTGTTGATCAAATTAGCAACATCATTGATCAAATTATTAATAATCCTACTAGCCGTCGTATTATTTTAAGTGCTTGGAATCCATCAGACATTGATGATATGGCTTTGCCTCCTTGTCATGTCTTCTCACAGTTCAGTGTGCGCAACGGCGCTCTAAGCTGCCAGATGTACCAGAGAAGCGCGGACGCGTTCCTTGGTGTTCCATTCAATATAGCATCTTATGCCCTTCTAACACACATCTTGGCTATAGAGTGTGGGCTTCTAGTAGGTGAACTGATACATACAATTGGCGATGCACATATCTATAATGACCATTTCGATCAAGTAGAAGAGCAACTATCTCGTCAAGAATATCCTTTGCCTACATTAGATATTGATGAAGATTTTAGAATTCTTTTAGACCGAGAGTACGCAAATGATTCACACAAAAAGTTTAAGTTGACAAACTATATGCACCATGATACAATTAAAGCTAATATGGCAATATAAATAATGAACCAGCTAAAGTATATTATAAAGGAAGAAGTATGATTCAAATTATTCAAGTAACGAAGCGTGATGGTTCAAAGGAACCATTAGATGTAGAGAAGCTACATAAGGTAGTTTTCCACGCTTGCGCCAACATCACTGGCGTATCACCAAGTGAAGTAGAGATCAAAAGCCAAATTCAGTTTTTCCCAGGTATGCAAACTTCAGACATTCAAGAAACCCTCATCAAAGCAGCTGCCGATCTCATTACAGAAGAAACACCAAATTATCAGTTTGTTGGCGGTCGCTTGATTAATTACGGTTTGCGCAAAGAAGTCTATGGCGGTTATGATCCTATTCCAGTTAAGGAATTAGTTGAGCTTAACATTGATCGTGGCTTCTATGACTCTGAATTGTTAAGCTATTACACCGACGAAGAATGGGCCAAAATTGAAACCTTTGTTAAACATGATAGAGATGAAAATCTTACATATGTAGCAATGGAACAATTACGAGGTAAGTATCTAGTTCAAAATCGTGTTAGTGGCGAGATATTTGAAACACCTCAGATGTGTTATATTCTCATTGCGGCTACGCTGTTTCATAACTATCCAGTAGAAACGAGAATGCAATATGTAAAGGATTATTACGATGCTATTAGCTTACATGACATTAGTTTGCCTACTCCCGTTATGGCTGGTGTCAGAACACCTCAGAGGCAATTCTCGAGCTGTGTTCTTAT